GCTTCCCAGCTAGGTCAAACATGGTGTCGAGAACGATCGTGATCTGCTCATCGATAGCCGGGACCGTTCCCTGCCAGTTGAGGAGCCCGATGTTCCCGTCACGCCGGATCTGGATAACAGCACCCTGTGCAGCGACAGCACGCCGGATCTCCTCTGGACTCTGCCCGGAGGCGAAGTCGAGGATCGTGGGGTTGGCGTAGCGCGCGATGATGTCGGCTTTCTGGCTGACCAACTGGTCAAGGTACTGGTTCAGTTCGATCAACTGGTTGATCAGGTTCAGGGGCTCAGCGAGACCCGACTGGGGGAAACACGGGAACTCGATGAACGGCAGGGCCTTGAACGGGTAATGGAGCGAATTGTTGATCACGGCCTCGCCCATGACACGCGTGTGGCCACCATCCACGTCGAACACGTCGATGACCGTGGTCTGCCCCTTGGCGGTCGCACGGTAGGTGTCATCGTTCACAGTGAGGCTGTAATCCATCTCACTGTCTTCCTTGATGTCATCCGCTTGGTCGGGGTAGTCCTTCCGAAGCCGATCCGTGGCCCGACGCGAGATATAGACGCAGCGCCACATCTCCTCACCATCGAACTCGGGAAAGAAGTTGTCGGGCGTCACATTCTTGAACCGGACCAGTTTCTTCGCGGGGTCCCACCAGACGTAGATCAGACCGCGCCGAAGGACGAAGGAATCGAACGCGGTCTCAAACAGGACCCGCGCAACGTCGTTCGCCTGCCACGTCCCATAGAGAACGGCCTCCAGTTGCTCGGCATGGCGCCGAGAGGCCAGATCAACCCCAGCGGGCATCACTTGGATCGCGGGCACGCGTCCGACGAGAGACTGGACCGACTTGTCAACAAACGGCTTCAGGTAGTTCAGCGTGAGCGAATACCGGTTTGCCGGCTCTGGGTTCGTGCCATCATCCCAATGAGTCCCGTTATACCTGCTCCTAGAGAGATCGTATTCGGCGTTCCTCGCCTGCCACTGGGTTCGGAGAGATCGATAGAGATCGACCACTTCTTTCCTATCCATCGAAGCCATCAATACCCTCCAAGGATCTCGCCGCTGACGCCCACAGGGATGCGGACCATATCCACCCGTTCCAGAGTAGCACGCCGAGAACTCTGTGTCTCCTGTTCTGCGGACCAGTACATTCCACCGATGAGCGGGGCCGAGACCCCCTCCATCTCCCGGGCAAGGTCCACGACCAGCGCAAGGGCCATAACCGAGTCGGTGAACGGGATGTTCTTATCATCAATGCTATAGATACCCATCTCATCCATCAACTGCGAAATGCAGGGCAATCTGATCAATCCCCAGTTGCCGTCGCCGGGTTCCTCCAGAATCGGGTGATGCTGGACCGATCCGTTGTCATCGACACTATCCGCAACGCCGATGACCTTCCGCCCCTCATCCAAGGCACTCTGGAGCCCATTGATGATGTCCAACTTGGATGCACGGGTGGATGTCTTGAATGCGTCCACCTTGATGCCCCGCTTGGTCATCTCCTCCTCGATCACGTCGCCAGCAGGTCCCGTGGCATCGATCCGGGCGAATCGCATGTGGTATTCCTTAGTCACGCGATCAATCGTCGCGTAGATCTCCTTCCAAGGCTTGGTCGTGACGTCCAGCACGATCCCAACCGTAAAGTCCGTCTGTCTACCGAGATCGAACGCCGCCCAGTAGCGGTGTCCGGGGATATACCCCTCGTAATGCTCCAGATGGGGGTCGAACGCGTTATCCCGCTGGTCACGGGTAAAGGCGAGCCCGCTGAAGTCAACGAACTCGCCTTCCAGCACCTGTTTTCTGATTTTCGGGTCAGCGGAGGCGAGGAGTCGGTCGCGCATCTCGATATCCTCTCGCGGGAGGTACGGATTGTCATAGATGCTGCCACGTTGACTATAGTACCCGGGAGTGCCTCGTTGCCCTCGCTCATAGTAGAAATAGAGGTCGTTGTAGCCTTTAGGCGTGCCGATGAGGTCAATCTCGCCTCCTCCAGCCAGTCGCATGACGATGACGTTGGTCATCAGGCTCTTCAGGTTCGGAATCCACCCTGCCTCATCGATGGACAGATACCGGTAAGCGTGTCCGTCGATGTACTTCCCGTCATCATGCGCTGAGCGGCAATGAAAGACCGCCCCGTTCGCGAAGATGATGTGAGGAAACGGCGTAGATCGCATGGCCTTGACCAGAACGCGAAGTGGAGAGTCTTTGAGGAGTTTCTTTGCTTCCTTGAAGACAATCGCCGCTTGGTCTGCCGACATTGCGACCGAGATTGTTTCATACTCCGCTGCCTTCCATTCTGCCTTGGTCTTGGCCTTCAGACCATGCTTCGAGATACAAGCCCAGATGTGTTTTTCCGCGATAATGGTACTTTTGCCCCACCGGTTGCCGGGGACGAGCGTATTGATCGGCTGAACCGACATTCGTAGCCAAGTCTGCTGCCCGGGATGGGGCTTTTTAGGCAAAAAGGTTTGGGCGAAAAAGATAGGGTCCTTCATCGCTCGCGCCCAGATCGCACGCCCCGCGGGAGTCAAGAAACCCCACCATCCTCGTCCTCAACGTCGGGAACGGGAACCGAAGCCCCATCCACCGCTTCAGGATTCTCGTCTCCCATCCCCGCGCTCGCCAAAGTGTCAAGTAGTTCATCAAACGGATTCCCCTGTGTCAGTCTAAACCACATGTCCATCGCTTTCATCGTGTCGCTGATCGTGGGCTTCCAGTTCTTCCTGTTCTGGAACCCCTTCGCAATGATCGCCTCTAGAATCTCGATATTGCTCGCCTTCGGCCCGGTCGGAACCTCCTCCTCCTCGGGGAAGTCCTCGATGATGTGCTTGGAATGCCGAGAGAGCGTGGCGATGTTGGTCGTGATCCCCTGCTGGGCAGCAGCCTCAACGACAACCCGGAGAGACCGCCCCTGCGCAAGCAAGCCGGAGACCCGGTCGCTATTCGGCGTACCGGGTCTGAACGAGCATTGATCGTGGCATTCAAGATGCCAGTATGCCTTGATCCTAGCCAACGGGCTCCTCACTTCCCGGGATGGGCCTCCCGACCGCACGGCAACAGTCCGCGCATCGGGGGTTCCCGTTCCCGTCAACCGAGAAGAGCCCGGTCTTCCTCGTCTTGCACGTGTAGCACATCTGGGGTTTCTCGGTGAGGTTGGTCGTGGTCGTCCCCTCACGCTGAACCAGAAGCGGCATCAGGGCTTGGTCTTCTTGGCCTGCTTCAGCAGGTCATTCACGCGGGGGTTGGACTTGATCGGCTTGAACGTCTGGGAGGCGGGCTTGACCCTCTTCGCCGGGAGCGTGAGCCGCACGAGTTCCTGATGGACAGGCTGCGACACCTTGGGACGGGACTTCGGAGGCGTCTTCCGGGCAACCCCACCGTCCGCAAGATTCCTACTGTACGTTGCCATCAGACACACCCTCCACAGAGACGAGCAACGACCGACTTGGTCTTCTCGTCAACCTCGACCGAGACCTCACTTTCAGGATACGCCGCACCGCATCCATCACACAAGACCGTCTTCCCCTTGGGCCGTTCGGCCTTCACCGGCTTCTCGTACTTGTCGCGACTCGTCTTAGACATCTTCATCAACCCCCGGATAAAGTTGCACCACGTCTACTCCCCAGACACGAACCCGGGTAGGACCACCAAGCATGGGACGGTACTCGACATAACGCGACCCCACCACCTGAAGAAGATCATACATCTGGCGGCGCGACACGTGGTACCGCAGATCCTGCAACCGCTCACCACGAAGCATCCTGTCATTGGCCCAGAACTGGATGTTCCTGATAAGGAGGGCCGCTTCAGTGGGGACGGACGGGGGCGTCTCATCAAGGCGGGGCCGCCGCATCGCCCGCTCGACACGGTAGAGGTCATCGACAGTGAAGGTGTCAGAGGAGCGGCGGAAGATCGGGGCGGTGGCGAACATGGCGTCATCCCGCTTCACCTTGATGCTGTGGAGGTTCATGACAGGTCGGTCCACGCTCCACGGGCACTCGGGCACTCGACCAAGGGCGAAATCAGCGCCTTGGGCCTGTTTCCAGCCGCACGAGCGGACATTTCGACCTCCGTGGCCTTGTAGAGGTCTTCCCGAAGCGCCAGAGCGGCCTTTGCAGTGGTCTCAGACCGGTGAATCCGGTAAAAGGCGCCTCTCCAGTCCCTCCCGCGCTCCAGAAGGCCCATTTTGGCCCCAAGGACGTCCTCAAACGTGTCGCAGAGGTCGCTGATCACCTTTCCGACCGTCACAGAGTCCCAGACCATCCTATAGGGCCGTGACTGGAGGTACTCGACCAGTTTGTGAGCCCTCAACTCGATGTCGGCATCGATGTTCATCAGCGCATCGAGGACGAAGAGGTACGTCATCGGGTCGTAGCACCCGTTGGGGGTCGCGTACACCCAGTGGGAACTCGCCTCCCAGCGAAGAGCCTGCCGGGTGCCAACGGTATCGGGCGCCTCGTCCTGCATCCAGCGGACCCCAGCGGGTAGAATGTCCTCGACCCCACTGAAGGGCCTGCGCGGTCGTGCCATGGTGGTCATCTCCTGTCGTCGGGGTGGTTCCTCGACCTCTAGGAGGACTATATCACACTTCTGGAGACGGCGCTCTAATATCACACAACGTCTTGTAGTGATGATAGATGGCTCTCAACAACCGAGTTCTACAAACGGGTCGGCACGCACGGCCTCTGCACGAAGTTAGGGTGTCATCTTCTGAAAGTCCGTCCGAACACATCGGTAATGGGCTGGGGGTGTATCCAGAAACTCGGTTGTTGAGAGCTAACTATCTTCATTCCCGACAGCATT